TAAATCCAGGTGCTAATGTAGCAACAAATGTCTACCATGCACAAACAAGCTACAAACCAGTCAAAGGTTTAGTCGCTTATAGTGGTACAAGTAATGTTACACAGAATGCAAAAGGTGCTGGTAGTTTTAGAGATAATACTAATACAGTTTTTACATTTGTAGGTACAAAAGATAATATTTATAAACTTACATCTGGAACATTTTCTAGTGTAAAAGGCTCATGTACTGTAAGCGGTGGCGATACAGATTTTTTTACATTTACGCAATTTGGCCAATATATAATTGCTAGTAATGGAGTTGATGCTCCAATGTATTATTTAATGGGTACATCAACTAATTTTGCAACCTTGCAAAGCTTAGTAACATCAAGCGGAAGTGGAACTGTACCAGTTAAATTTAGAGTAAGCGGTGTAATAAGAGATTTTTTAGTAACTGGTAATATAGAAAACGCAAAAAACAGAGTTCAATGGTCTGGGTTAAACGATATATCAACTTGGGAGTCTGGTGTTAGCTCATCTGATTTACAAGATTTACCTGGTTCAGGTGGTCAAGTAGTAGCAATAACTTCTGGTGAAGTTGGTTATGTATTTAGACAAAACCAAATAATTAGGATGGACTTTGTTGGTGGTAATACTGTATTTAGATTTTCAGTTATATCCCCTAATAGAGGTGCTGTTTATGGCCAGACAGTAGCACAAGATAATAGACAAATATTCTTTTATGCAGACGATGGATTTTTTCAAATTAATGGCGACCAAGTATTACCGATAGGTGCAGAAAAAGTTAATAGATTTTTTGATAGCGATTTAAACAAAGCTTATACAGATAGAATAACTGCTGCGGTAGATCCATTTAATACTTTAGTAATATGGTTATATCCAAGTAAATTAAATCCTAACACAACAGGAATTTGCGATAGATTATTAATTTATAATTATGTAACGCAAAAATGGTCTGTTGCTAATGTAAAAGCTTCACAAATATTTAAACAATTTGTGGTAGTTAATACTGTAGAACTGATGGATATAATATCTGAAAACTTAGATGATATTAATATTTCATTAGATAGTGCTTATTGGACAAGTGGTAATTTATATTTAGGTGCAATAGATGAAGATTTTAAAGCAGCTATATTTTCTGGTAAAGCTTTAGAAGCTGAACTAGAAACTACTGAAACAGAAATATTTCCAGGTTTAAGAGCAAACATAACTGGCGTAAGACCAATTGTTGATGCAACATCTAATGTAGTCTTAAAAACTAGAGATAAACTAGCAGATACAGTTACCAGTTCATCCTCTAGTACAATTAACTCATCAGGTATCGCACCAGTAAGACAATCAGGTAGATACATGAGAGCAAATGTAAAAATACCAGCAGAGAGTTTATGGACTCATGCACAAGGAATAGATTTAACAGCTAGTCAAGGTGGAAGTAGATAATGAGTGATAAAGTAGATATTGATAATGTTAGATATTCATTTGAAGCACAAGAGCTTTTTCAAAGACAAGTAGAGGAAGCTGTTAATACATTAATTAATAAAAATAATACTGAAAACGATAAAGCCTTTAATTGGTTTATGGGGTAACAAATGACAACAAATATTAAAGATTATTCAACAACACAAGCAAGTAACACTACATTAAATAGCATTGATGTTAATGAGGGTATGTTACCTAGTAATTTAAATAATGCCATTAGAGCATTAATGAAAAATACTAGAGATTGGTTTAATGATTCTCAATGGGTAGAATTTGGGGATGGTGATGCAAGTTACACAGCAGCTTACGCATCAGGCACATCTTTTACAATTAATGGTGTAGATGTAACTTCTGTTTATCATGCTGGTCGTAGAATTAAACTTACAGCTAGTACACCTGGCACAATTTTTGGAACAATTGCTAGTTCATCATTTTCAACAAACACAACAGTAAATGTAACTTGGGATAGCGGTACGCTTTCCAATGAAGCTATATCTAATGTTTATATAGGTGCATTATCAAAAACTAACTCATCAATACCTACAGAAATTATTGGCACAACTAATATAAGCGATAGTGCTGTAACGACTGCAAAGATTGCAGCAGATGCTGTTGATGGTACAAAGATAGCAGACGACAGTATAAACTCAGAGCATTATGTAGATGCATCTATAGATACAGCTCATATTGCAGACGCACAAATTACAACTGCTAAAATTACAGACGCAAATGTTACAACAGCTAAAATTGCTGCTGATGCAATAGATGGCACAAAAATAGCTGATGATAGTATTAACTCAGAGCATTATGTTGATGGCAGTATTGATACTGCACACATAGCGGATAGCCAGGTTACTACTGCAAAAATAGCAGATAGTGCAATCACATCTGCAAAAATAAATGATGGTGCAATTGTAAATGCAGATATAAATGCAAGTGCAGCTATAGATGCTACAAAAATTCATGATGGTACAATCTCTAATACAGAGTTTGGCTATCTAAATGGCGTAAGCTCAAACATACAAACACAGTTAGATGCAAAACAAGCTAGTGATGCACAACTAACTGACATTGCTGGACTAACACCAACTGACAGTAATTTTATTGTTGGTGATGGTTCTAACTTTGTTTTAGAGTCTGGTGCTACTGCTAGAACTTCTTTAGGATTAGGAACAATTGCAACACAAGCTGCAAACAATGTTTCTATATCAGGTGGATCAGTTACAGGGCTTGGTTCTCCATCTGCTAGTTCAGATGCAGCTACTAAAAATTATGTAGATCAAGCTGTTGCTGGACTTAGAACAAGAATTATAGCTGAATGTGCAACTACAGCAAATGTAAATTTAACAAATGGTTTAGAAGCTGGAGACAGCATTGATGGTGTTACTCTTGTAGCTGGAGATAGAGTTTTAGTTAAAGATCAAACTGATGCTACAGAAAATGGATTATATTTAGCAGTATCAAGTGGTGCTGCATCAAGAGATCCTGAGCATGACACTATTGCAGAACTCTCTGGTCAGATGATTGTAGTCAATCAAGGTTCTACAAACGATAATAAAATATTTTTATGTACTACAGACTCAAGTGCTTCAATAGGATCTAGCAACATAACTTACTCTCAGGTTACACCAGCTAATGTTGGAACAGTAACATCTGTTGGAATTGCAGATGCTGGTGCTGGAGAATTTACTGTAGGAAGTTCACCAGTTACATCTAGCGGAAATATTACTCTTGCAATCAACAGTATTGCTGACTCAAAATTAGGTACAATTAGTACAGCTAATAAAGTTTCAGTATCAGCTTTAAATATTGATGGTGCTACAGATATTGGTGCAGATTTAGCTACATCAGATTTAATTGTAGTTGATGATGGTGCTGGAGGAACAAACAGAAAAGCAGAATTGTCAAGATTAGTAACTTTTATAGATGCAAACTCTAGTGCGGCTAGTGCTGGATTTGCTGTTGCAATGGCAATTGCACTTTAATTAACAAAAAGGAGAAAAATAAATGGCTCAGGATTTTGAAAGAGTTTTAAAAAGTAGCATAGGTACATCAGCTACAGAAATAAGAGCAGCAGCTAATAGCGATGATGCGATTATTGGCATGAGATTTGCTAATAAATCTGCATCAGCAGTTACTGTAGACGCTACTGTTAAAAACTCTAGCACAAGCTATTATTTGATAAAAGATGCACCAATACCAGCAGGAGGTTCTTTAGAACTTATAGATGGTGGTGCAAAAGTAGTTTTACAATCAGGAGATAGTGTTGAAGCATTATCAGATACAGCTAGTGCTGTAGACTGCATTTTATCAGTAGTAGATACAATTAGTTCATAAGGAAAATTAAAATGGGATATTTGGGAAACAGTCCAGCAGAAAGTTATGCAAGTTTTGAAAGACAAGTTTTTACTATTGTTAATAGTCAAACTGCATACACTTTAAATCATGCTGTAACTAATGAAAACGATATTAGACTTGTAGTTAATAATGTAGTTCAAGAACCAGGATCAGGCAAAGCATATACTGCATCTGGTACTACACTAACGCTGTCAGCAGCATTGGTTAATGGTACAGATGAAATGTACTGTGTGTTTTTAGGTAGAGCTTTACAAACTATTAATCCACCAAACGCATCTGTTGGAAGTTCACAAACTGCACCTACAATAATTACTGGTCAAACTGCTGAAACTTCTATTGCAACAGATGACACAATATTAATACATGACACATCAGCTAGTGCATTAAGAAAAATGACTAGAGCAAACTTTGTATCTGGTATTGGTGGAACTAACACTCCAGCATTTTCAGTTTATGCTTCATCTGGAGTATCTGGTATTTCATCTGGAACAGCGACTTTAGTTCCATTTAATACAGAAAATTATGATACAGATAGTGCTTTTGATAATACATCAAGTAACTATAAATTTACAGTACCTACTGATAAAGCTGGAAAGTATTTTTTTCAAGCAAGTGTTTTAAATTCTGGTGGAAGTAATAACGATTTATGGATTGTTAGAATACAATTAAGAAAAAATGGTAGTACAGTATTTAAACCAGAGTTTAGATTTGCACAAGGTAGTAGTAATGGAGAAGAAGTTCATTCTTTTAATGGACAAGTTCAAGGATGTTTAGATTTAGCAGTTGGAGATTATGTTCAAGTATATTCTGAAACATACGCAAAAACTGGAACAGTAAATATTTCTAGTGGACAAAGTTCAGTATGGTTTACAGGATTTAAATTATTATAGGATAAATTATGGCAATAGATAAAATACAATCAGAATCAATAAATTTAGCAGATAACTTTGCATTTACAGGAACTGTAACTGGTGCTTCAACACCAATGACACCAGCTTTTGAAGCATACACCGACACAACAACCTCTATTTCAAACGATACTGCAACTAAAATGACTTTTGCTAATACTGTTCACAATACAGGTAGTGGTTGGGACACATCTAACAATAAATTTTTACCAACAACTGCTGGAAAATATTATGTGTATGGTTGTGTTGAAGGTTTTGCTGGAGCAAGTACATCTTTAACAGATGCAAGACCAATGATTTATAAAAATGGAAGTATGGTTAGACAAACACCTTTTTTCTTTCAAGATAGTAGAATTAGATATGGTTCATTTTTTGTAGATGGAACTTATGATTTGAATGGTTCTAGCGATTATATAGAAATGTATTTTCAAATAAATTCACATGATACACAACAAGTTTATGAAAAATATTTTGGAGCATTTAGGATTTTAACATAAAATTAAGGAGGACATACTATGGCAAATCTATCAACTAAAATTAAAATGTACGCAGCAGCAAATGGTGTTGCTGAAGTAGATTTTATGAAGGATGTTTTGTTGCAAAATGATAGTAATGGGTTAGGAGATTATATTAAGGAGTGGAATTTAGATATTGCACAACCTACTGACGCACAATTATCAGCACAAGAATCAGCAGCTAACACAGAAGAAGCCAATAACAATGTAAGAGCTACAAGAAAAGCTGCTTATGGTGATATTGGAGATCAGCTAGACGAAATCTATAAAGATATAGATGCTTGGAAAGCTAGAATTAAAAGTATTAAAGACGCAAACCCAAAGGTTTAATAAATGGCATATATAGGTAAGACACCAGTAATAGGAAACTTTGTAAAGCTAGACGCAATAACTGCTGTTAATGGTCAAGCTGCATACACTATGCAGAATGGAGGTGTGAACTTCACATCTTACGATAATGTTAATCAGTTCTTAGTTTCATTAAATGGTGTACTACAAGCACCAACAGATAGTTTTACAGTGAGTGGTTCTACACTTACATTTGCATCTAATCTTTCTACAGGAGATGTAATAGATTTTGTATTAGTATTAGGTAACAGCTTAGACATAGGTACTCCTTCAGATAATACTGTTTCACTTGCCAAACTAACTGCAACAGGAACTAAAGATGCTACAACCTTTTTAAGAGGAGATAATACTTTTGCAGCTGCTGGAGTAGCTGGAATATCATCAAGTGCTGATGCAACAGCTATAACTATTGATAGTTCAGAAAATGTATCAATGTCACAAAATGTAAGTTTTAATTCTGGTTTTGGTTCAGCGACTACTGTTTATGGTTGTAGAGCTTGGGTTCGTTTTGATGGAACTGGAACTGTTGCAATAGATAATAGTGGAGGTGTTAGTAGTCTTACAGATAATTCTACTGGAAATTATACAGTTAATTTTACAACTAATATGCCAGATATAAATTATGCTGCTATAGTTTCTCCAGGTGCAGTAATTTCAACTGGATCACAAATATTCAATTACACTTCTCCTCAAGATCCAAGCAGTGTTAGTGGTGTAACTATAAATAATAGAGAAGTAGATAATGATAGTTCTGGTTTTTCAACAGCAGATAATGATTGCATAATGGTAGCAGTATTTAGGTAAAATTATGAGTGATAAAAGAATAATATATAAAAAAGCAGATGGTGGAATAAGTATAATTATTCCTACACCAGACGCATTACAAACTATGACAATAGAACAGATTGCACAAAAAGATGTTCCTACAGGATTAAATTATAAAATTGTAAATGTATCTGAAATATCAAGTGATAGAACTTTTAGAGATGCTTGGACAATAGATGATGCAGAACTAACAGATGGAGTTGGTGCATGATAACAATAGATATAACTAAAGCTAAAGAAGTTTGGAAAAATAAGATTAGATTTAAAAGAGCAAAAGCTCTTAAAAAATTAGATTTAGATTTTATGAAAGCTCAAGAAGCTGGAACTGATACTACATCTATTGTTGCAGACAAAAATACTTTAAGAGATTTACCAGAACAAGTTGATACAGCTACTACAGTTGATGAAATCAAAGCTGTATGGAACGATATGTTAGGAGATAAATAATATGGCAATCATAACTTTAAATAATAATTCTTTATCTAGTGTAACATCATTACCAGCAGCTATTCCTACTGGTAAGGTTTTAAAAGTTGCTTATGGAACAACTGGAACAGCAGTTGCTGTGAGTAGCAATACTTATACAGATGCTGGTTTTACTACATCAATAACACCTACTGCAACTGATAATCATATTTATCTTAATTGGTTTATGCCAGATTGTAGAAAAGAAAGTAATAATACAAATATGAATATGAAAATATACAGACAAGTTAATGGTGGTGGTTATTCCGCTTTAGTTCAAATTACTGGAGCATTTTTGTATAGTGCAGATTCTGCCACAGTATCTGCTGGATCTACAGGAGTTTATAAAGACACAACCTATAACAGCACAGCACAAGTAGATTATAAAATTTATTTTAACTCTGGTCAAAACAATGCAAAAGTTTCATCGAATAAGGATAGTGCTAGTGAATCTGGAATATTTGCTATGGAGGTTCAATCATAATGTATAAAATTGATAAAATTTTTGATGCTATTATAAAAATAAATTCAGATGCTAAATTTGCAATAAGAGGTGATGATATTAATACTTGTGAATTAGAATGGCATCAAGGAACAACACCTATTTCTAAAGCTGACATAGAAGCTAAGATGAATGAAATGGCTAATGAGCCAGAACAATCTAATTATGCAGAACAAAGAAGAAATGCTTATCCACCAATAGGAGATCAATTGGATATGCTATGGCACACAATAGATAAAGATATATTATTACAGAAAAGGTATTTTGATTTTTACCAAACTATAAAACAAGTTAAGGTAAAATATCCTAAGACATGAGTAGAATAGAATCCTTGCGTAAGGATTATGAGTCTAAGATTTTAGAAGCTGATGAAAATATAAAACTACTTCTAAATCAACCAACCATAATTCCTGACCATACAAATATTAATAAAGAAATAGATACACAGTTAGAAATTAAAGAAAAAAATTATTCTAAGTTACAACATCTATTAAGTTATTTACCTAAAGAAGAAAAAACAGATGGCAAATAGTTATAAATTTTTTGGTAAAGCAATTGCATCTGCAAGTGAAACAACTTTAATTACATCAGGTGCTAACGAAACTATTATTATAAGATCTATTAGAGTAACTAATAATACTGCTAATACACCAACTATATCAATGGATGTATTAGATAGTTCACAAAGTAATACAGAATTTACAATTTTAAACACACAATCCCTAGCAGCAAACACATCGGTAGAGATATTATCAGTACCTTTAGTGCTAGAAAAATCAGACGCTTTGAAAGCAACAATAAGCTCAACAGATAGTATTCACATAGGAATTAGTTTTTTGAGTATTACATAATGAATTTAGTTAGAATACCTACATCTAATACAGATGAGGTTTGGAACTTAGTAAAAAAAGATATTGCAGAAGCTTTATCTTTCTCAGGCAATCAAACAGATGCAGACTTTGTTTATGAAAGTATAAAATCTGAAAAGATGCAGCTTTGGGTTCTTTGGGATAAAGAACAACCAACACCAACAGAAAAATATTATGGTGTAGTTGTAACAGAAATTATTCAAAGAAAATTAAAAAGATCATGTCATGTATTTATTATGACTGGTAGAAGTAGACAAAAATGGACACCTTTAATTAAGGTGTTAGAAGATTTTGCAATTGAACAAGAATGTAATCAAATGGAACTATTTGCTAGACCAGGTTGGCAAAAAGTTTTGCAAAATTTTAAATACAAAAGAACACATATAGTTTTAGAAAAACAATTAAAAAAGGAGAATAAATAATGTCATTTGGAGGAGGAAGTTCAGGTGGTGGTGGATCGCAAATAATAAAACAAGATCCATACGATCCAGCAAAACCAGCGTTAAATCAGATTATATCTGAAGCTGGTAATTTATATGGACAAGGAGTTAGAGCTGCTGGGTATGTTGCACCAAGCCAACAAACTACAAGAGGTTTAGCTGCACAAGAATTAATGGCAGACGCTTCAACACAACAACTTGCAGACACTTTGTCTGGTAAATATTTAAATCCATTTTTATCACCTATGTTGCAAGACTCAGCAAATCAGATTGCAACTGCTGTTAATACAG